GAATAACTTCTTAACAATAGCTAGATACTGGTCTGTCCATCTGGATCACGAAGTAACGGCTACTGATGTCGCAGTAATGATGAATTTGCTCAAGGTCGCACGTATCAAATCGAACCCTAGTCACCCAGACAACTGGATTGACGGTGCAGGGTACATGGCGTGTGGCGGTGAACTTGCGGGGGGAACAACTTAATGGACTTGATAACATTAGACTTTGAAACTTACTACGACAGGGAATATTCCCTGTCCAAGATCACGACTGAAGAATACGTTCGTGACCCTCGTTTCGAGGTAATCGGGGTAGGTGTGAAGGTCAACAACCAACCAACTGAATGGGCGAGTGGCACACATGAACAAATCAAAGAATACTTACAAACTTTCGATTGGGCAAAATCTATGGTTCTTGCTCATAATACTATGTTTGACGGTGCCATTCTCGCTTGGCAGTTTGATATTCATCCTCGCGTGTTTACCGATACTTTGTGTATCGCCCGTGCTTTACATGGGGTGGAAGTTGGCGGCAGTCTCAGGGCGCTTACTGAACGCTACAATATTGGAGAGAAAGGCACTGAAGTCATCAATGCACTCGGAAAAAGAAGGCACGATTTCAGTGACGCCGACCTCGACAGATACGGTGACTATTGTGTCAACGATGTCGAACTCACCTACAAACTCTTCAACATCTTCCTCAAAAAAGGGTTCCCGAAGACTGAACTAAGGTTAATTGACCTCACCCTGCGAATGTTCATTGACCCTGTACTAGACTTAGATATTGGGCTACTTGAACAACACCTAGAGGATACGCGGGAACGTAAAGACCAACTGCTTGAAGCGGCGGGTGTATCTAAAGAAGATTTGATGTCAAACCCCAAGTTTGCAGAAGTGTTGCAAGGTTTGGGTGTGAAGCCCCCCACAAAGATAAGTCCTACAACTGGCAAAGAAACTCTGGCGTTTGCTAAGTCGGACGAGGCGTTTAAGGCGTTGGCTGACCACGAAGATGACAGAGTGCAAGCGGTGGTAGCGGCGAGGCTCGGTACAAAGAGCACACTCGAAGAGACGCGGACTCAGCGGTTCATCGACATAGGTAAACGAGGCACCCTGCCTGTTCCTGTCCGATACTACGCCGCACACACTGGACGATGGGGTGGGGATGACAAGATCAATCTACAAAACCTACCTAGCCGTGGGCCAAATGGTAAGAAGTTAAAGCGTAGCATCCTTGCACCAGAGGGATACACACTAATTGACGCTGACAGTGCACAGATTGAAGCGCGTGTTCTTGCGTGGCTTGCCGAACAAGATGATCTGACCCAAGCGTTCACTAACGGTGAGGATGTGTATGTAAAGATGGCATCGCGTATCTATGGATGCTCTGAAGAGGAAGTTACCAAAGACCAACGGTTCGTGGGTAAGACTACCATTCTCGGTGCAGGTTACGGTATGGGTGCACTCAAGTTCCAAGCACAACTTAACATGTTTGGACAAGACGTATCACTCGACGAGGCCCGTCGGATCATAAACATCTATCGCGAAGCCAACTGGAAAATTAACCAACTGTGGCGCGACTGTCAGAACATGGTTCGACATATGGTGAACGGCGACAGTTATCAGGTGGGTCGTAGAGGCGTACTGGAAGTGTCGGGATCGGAACGTGGCATCAAGCTGCCATCGGGTTTGCTCGTGCGTTATGACGACTTATCAGCAGAGCAAGGCGATAATGGTCTGGAGTACAGCTATAAGACACGTCGAGGGCGCACCAGAATATATGGTGGAAAGGTAACAGAGAACGTCTGCCAAGCGATAGCGCGTTGCATTATTGGTGAGCAAATGTTACAAATTGCTAAGAGATACCGCGTTGTACTAACCGTGCACGATTCGATTGTAGCCTGTGTTCGTGATGATGAAGTCGAGGAAGCGCAAGCATATGTGGAACAGTGCATGAGGTGGACGCCCGACTGGGCTGAAGGTCTACCGATCAACTGCGAAAGTGGAACTGGAAAGTCTTATGGGGATTGTGAATGAGTGTAGCACCGTGGTCATTCAGTAAAATTAAGGCGTTCGAGCAATGCCCTAAACAGTTTTACCACGAGAAAATTCTCAAAGAGTATCCCTTTGTCGAGACGGAAGCGATCCGTTACGGCAGTGAGTTTCACAAAGCCGCTGAAGATTTCATGGGCGATGACGCGCCACTCCCTAAGAAGTTTGAGTATGCCCTACCAGTGTTGGAGTCCCTGAAGGCCAAGCGCGGTGTCAAGTTATGCGAAAAGAAGATGGGCGTAACTGAAGACCTAAAACCCTGCGATTTCTTTGCTAAAGATGTGTGGTTCAGGGGTATTGCTGATCTACTAATCATTGACGTGTTAGCAGAAACCGCATGGGTCATCGACTACAAAACAGGTAAGAGTGCCAAATATGCAGACAAAGGGCAGTTAGAACTAATGGCTCTTACTGTGTTTGCACACTTTCCAGATATTAAGAAGGTCAGAGCAGGGTTGGTGTTTGTGGTTAGCAACGCCTTGGTCAAGGACAGTTACGCCGATTTCGATAAGCCGAAACTGTGGGAGAAGTGGCTGACTAAATATGAGGCTATGAAGACCGCCGCTGACAAAGATGTTTGGAACCCTAAACCAAGTGGATTGTGCAAACGGCATTGCCCTGTCACTGTCTGCGTTCATAACGGAGGTCACTGATGCCCTACAAAAACAAACCACGTCCGTACAAGAAAGAGTACGAACAACAAAAGAAACGCGGCGAACACGCAGATCGTATGGAGCGTCAACGCGCACGGCGTAAGATGGATAAGACAGGTAAAGACGCCAACAAGAACGGCGTAGCTGATAAACGTGAAGGTAAAGATATTGCACACAAGAAGCCGTTGTCGCGTGGCGGGACAAACAAAGACGGTTACAAGGTGCAAAACCGTAAGAAAAACCGTGCGGCGGGGGGCGCACTCAGCAAAGGGAAAAAGAAATAAATGTCTACCTTATCAGATATGGCTGTCGATCTAGCGGAAGCGGGGCACACCAACGAAGAGATAGCGGAGGCACTTAATACAACTAAAGCAACAGTGAGTACCTCAATAAACCGAGCCGCTACACGCAGTGGGCGTAGGCAAATTAGGCTTTTCTTAACTAATCGAACATACGATGCGTTGCACGAAGAGGCAGAGAAACACGGTATTGAGGTCGCAGGGATCATAAGAACACTAATTTCAAAACACCTGCGCGAAAAAAGACGTTAGTGCCGCACTAACAAAAATCACGTCACTAACATTGTGGCGTTGCGATGGAGAACGATGTGAGAATACTTGAGAACAAGGCGTTACTTTTGCGCCTAAAAAACCCCAACAAAGTTACAACTGTCATACCAAACAGCAAACAACTTCCCGACAATCAGGTAGCAGTTAAGTGGGGTGTTGACGAAGCACATACACTAAAGAAGTTAAACATCAAAAACGTGCCATCACCCATTGAGGGTAAGTACGATTGGCCCGGGCAGTATAAGCCCTACACACACCAACGTGTTACAGCGTCTTTCCTTACTATGAACCGGAGATCGTTCTGTTTCAACGAGCAGGGTACTGGCAAGACTGCATCTGCAATCTGGGCATCCGACTTCCTGATGAAGCAGGGTAAAGTCAGACGTGTATTAGTTATCTGCCCCCTCTCGATCATGGATAGCGCGTGGCGCAATGACTTGTTTTCTTTTGCTATGCACCGAACCGTGGACATCGCATATGGTTCAAAAGACAAGCGCAAGAAGGTCATAAACCAAGGGGCTGATTACGTTATCATCAACTACGATGGTGTAGAGATCGTTGCCGAAGACATCGCAAACGGTGGGTTTGACTGCATCATTGTCGATGAAGCCACACATTATAAGAACGCACAGACAAAACGATGGAAAACGCTGAATAAGCTGTTAACTGACGACACTTGGCTCTGGATGATGACAGGCACACCTGCGGCTCAATCCCCTCTGGATGCTTATGGTATTGCCAAGCTAGTAAACCCAAGCGCAGTGCCGAGGTTCTTTGGGTCGTGGCGCGATCAGGTCATGCGGAAAATCACACAGTTTAAGTGGCAACCGAAAGAGGATGCGACTGATACAGTCTACCGTGTACTACAACCTGCGATCCGCTTCACCAAAGATGAATGTCTCGATTTGCCCGAAATGGTCTACACCAAGCGTGAGGTCGAACTGACCCGACAACAGGCCAAATACTACAAACAACTCAAAGATAAACTTGTTTTACAGGCGGCAGGGGAAGAGGTCACGGCTGCTAACGCAGCGATTAACATGAGTAAACTCCTACAAATATCTTCTGGTGCGGTCTATACCGATGGCGGAGAAAGTTTGGAGTTCGACATCAAGCACCGTTACAAAGTGCTACGCGAAGTCATCGACGAGAGTTCTAAGAAAGTCTTGGTGTTCGTGCCGTTCAAGCACACTATCGACATCCTTACTCAGAAACTTTTAGCGGATGGAATTTCTACAGAAATTATTCGGGGAGATGTTTCCGCATCCAAACGCACCGATGTATTTCGACGGTTTCAGAACGAAGATGACCCAAAGGTGCTTGTTATCCAGCCTCAGTCAGCCGCGCACGGTGTCACGTTAACAGCCGCAAACACAGTTGTGTGGTGGGGGCCGACCAGTTCGTTAGAGACTTACGCTCAAGCAAACGCTCGTGTTCACAGGTCAGGACAGGATCACAAGTGCACCGTCGTACAACTACAAGGTTCACAGGTAGAGAAACGTGTTTACGCACTATTAGATAATAGAATAGACGTACACACAAAAATGATTGATCTTTACAAGGAGATACTTGACTAACGTATAATCTGCTAGTAGAGTGAACATCCCGATAGCAATATCGTGCGAAAAAGGAGAACATTATGAGTGAGGTAACAGACGGGTTGGCGCAAAAGCTGACCAAAGTCTACTTGAAAATCCGTGAGGAGAAGGCTCGCCTTTCTGCGGAGTTCAAGAAAAAAGAAGACGACCTTAATCAGCAACTTGATAGGGTCAAAGTCGCGCTACTCGACTACTGCAAAGAGCAGGGTGTTGATAGCGTAAAAACTTCAGAAGGTCTTTTCTACCGTTCTGTCAAAACCCGTTACTGGACTAGCGACTGGGAGGCTATGCACCATTTTATTATGGAGCATAACGTGCCTGAGTTTATGGAAAAGCGACTTAACCAGACGAATGTAAAAGCCTTTCTCGAAGAAAATCCAGACGTGGTTCCGAAAGGGCTAAACGTGGATTCTGAATATGTAATCTCTGTGAGGAAAAAATAATGACTGGACCTTTTGTACCTATCGAAGACTTGTCCAAGCACTTTTCTGTTTCGGTATCAACGATCCGAGCATGGGTGCGCCAAGGACACATTCCGAAAAATACCTACATTAAAGTAGGCAACACGTATCGGTTCTCCATTGATGACGTGTCAGTTGCTCTAACTAAGAAGGACGCAGACAATCCAAAAAGCAACGGTGCAAGCACTGTTGTAGCGGCAAGTGGTCTGGGTGCGATTAGCGGAGTAAATTTCACTGACCATAGTGAAGACCTTGATATTACCCTAGACGACGACATGTAAGGAGAAGTAAATGTCCGATATTACCTTGTTTGAAAACAATGCGCTTGCGAACAGTGAACTGTTCAAATCTCTCAAAGATGTAAACGATAACCTGTTAAGTGGTTCTGGTGGGGGCGAACAAAACCGCCGCATCAGCCTTAACGGTAAAG